TATGCAGGCTGCCATCGATGAGGTCTATGTGAAGCTGATCCGCGATCACATGAACTGCAGGCAGCTGTGGGATGTAGCTGCAGTGCGCCGCTGGGGGAAGGCTCCGGCAAGCGCCAAGCAGCTGGAGATCATCAAGAAACGATGCAAGGGATTTGACCCCACCGGCTTGAGCAAGGGCGATGCCAGTCAGATACTAAACCGCCTGTTCAACGGCCCGAAGAAACGGAGGTTATGAGAATGGCAGGAATGAGTGAAGCCCGGCATCAGTCGTATGTTATCAAATGGTCACAGCAGCCATCAATCCGCCAGCAGTGGCCGGAGCTGGCTCTGCTGCACCACATTCCCAACGGCGGTACCCGCGATCCTGTCGAGGCAAAGCATCTGAAGCAGCAGGGTGTAAAGCCCGGCGTGCCGGATCTTTGCCTTCCAGTTGCCCGCGGCCGGTACCATGGTTTGTATATCGAAATGAAAACAGAGGACGGTCACACCACCAGTGATCAGGAATGGTGGGGCGAGAAACTCTCTGCACAGGGTTATGCGTGGAAGGTCTGTCATGGTTGGGAGGCTGCTGTCTCTATCTTGGAGTGGTATTTGAGCCTGCAGATCTGGAGACCGACTCCACCAGACAGGGTGCTCTATGTCAACTAACTTTTCATTTCCGTGGGAGCAGGCCGCCATGCGCGGCGACGAACTGCCCGACGGCCTTCAGCTCCCAGATCAGCAGGCCTATCTGGCCATGCGGAATATTTACTGGGCATATCACAACAAAATCATCAGCCGTGACATGGCTGCGGCCGAGAAGCGCAGGATCCGCCGCGAGTATGAAACAATGAAAGAGTCTTGGTCTTTCTGGGACAAGCTCGCAGCCCACCACACCATGATTCTCAAAAACACAGAGATTGCCCGGTCGATCTGCAGGAAGAATCCGACGCCGGAAAACGCGCTTCAGCTCTGCGATGTCATTGATGGTTTGATTCGGACGGAGGTGCATGATGGCGAGACCAAAGAAACACTGGACGCCTAAAGAGGACGCTTTCCTCCGGGATCATGTGCTGGAAATGTCGACCGAGCAACTGGCAAATGCTTTGAAGCGCTCCGTTCATTCGGTCTATTGCCGAAAGGGTGTTCTTGGTCTTACAAACCTCGGCCCTGTTCAGCGTGTCTGGAATACCAGAATCGCTCGCCCTGACTGCAAAAACCATTGCAAAGCGTGGTCTGCAGAAGAGGAAGCATATTTGGAAGAAAACTGGGGGACAATCTCCGCTCCCACTATGGCAAAAAATCTGGGGAGAACGGTGGAGTCTGTAAAGATCCGCGCCGGGCGTCTCGGTCTCGGACGTACTCTGCTGTCTGGCGATTATATTACATACAACCAGTTAATTCGAGTTTTTCAGGGCAACGAAAATTCCGGCGGTTATCAGATGACGAGCTGGATCAAAGAACGTGGTTTTCCGATTCATACGAAGCGAGTCGATACGATGTCCTTCAGAGTGGTGTATCTGGATGAATTTTGGGCATGGGCCGAAAAGAACAGGTCTTTTCTGGATTTTTCCAGAATGGAGCCTCTGGCTCTGGGAGAGGAGCCTCCGTGGGTGGAACAGCAGCGAAAAATTGACGCCGTTTCTTTTGCCAACCAGCGAAAGGATCCTTGGACGCCACAGGAGGAACAGCGTCTGATTTATCTCTTGAAAAAGCACAAATACACATGGGCGGAGATCTCCAAGGAACTGAAGCGTTCCGCCGGCGCCATCCAGCGTCGCTGTTGTGATCTCGGTCTGAAGGAACGGCCGCTGCGGGAGAGCCCGCACAATCCTTGGTCTGACTCTGATCGTCAGCTGATGGCAGAGATGATACGTCAGGGATATAGCTGGGCGATGATCGGCGAGGCCTGTAGCGGTCGATCGGAAAAGGCAGTACGTGGCGTAGCCTTCCAGAAATATCATACAGAGAACATGGATAAGATCCGTGCTATGCTCGGTGACGGTCCGTGGGGCCATGGTGCCCCAGAGCCGACTGTAAAATCGGAAAAGCACAAGGAGACCGTCAAGAAACCTGTCCGCCGACTCTGTGAGCTGCTTCTGATCCGGCGCAATGACCTCGGCTGGGATGAGTTCTGGCAGCGTGATATGTGTCAGCATTGGGATGACGTACGCGGCTGCCTGATGAAGAGTCCCAACTGTGATGACTGCACGAAGTTCCAGCGGATCCGTCCGCAGTACTGCCGTATGTGCGGTGGCGAGTTCCTTGAGCGTCAAGAACAGACTTTCTGCCAGAAGTGCCGCACCATGCGAAAAAAGCAGGCCCAGAGGAAATATGCCGTGCTGCACGCACGTGGCAGGCTCTGAAAACATGTGTATGTGGACAGCAAAAATACGGCCTTTCTCATACACATGTTTTCCACAGAAAAAATGCTTGATTATCAAGGACTGCAGCATCATTACCCGGAAGAATTTGCGGCAAAGAGAGGGCAGTCCTTGCCTTAAAACTCTATGAAACGAGTGGTGTAAAGAAATGGATAGAATGACAATCCGTGGTGATCATGGAATATTTCTGGAGCCGAAATGGGACTTCGGCATCGATCCTGATGATTACGATACTGTCCAGAAGATCCTTGGCCGTCTGGCTATGTTCGAGGATTTGCTGGAGAACAACGACATGGAGCCGGATGAATTCGTGAAGGCTATGAAACGCACCTTCAATGATGAGTCTCTGTTGAGGATGACGGCACAGTTTCTCGGCACGACTCCCGAGCGGCTGAAGGAGCTGGTCAAGGCCGAGAAATATGGGCGCCTGATCATTATGCCGGCATCGACTGTGTTTGAGCTGACCTGGGATGCTGACGCAGGTTGTGACTTCAGGTGTCCGGATGGAATTGGTGAGAACGGCTGCAATCAGAGTTGCCCGAAAGCAGGATTATTCGTCTATGAGCGGAAATGTAAGCAGGAGCATCTGCCTCTGATTGGGAAAACAGTATTTCTGACATTCGAGGAAGCTGAAGCCGCAAGAGAAAAGGAGGTCTTTAAGAAACATGAATCGTGAAATTTTGTTCCGCGGTAAACGGAAAGACGGTAAGTGGGAGGAAGGCAATCTGCTGGCCTACCCTGATGTCAATCGCGCGTACATACAAATCGGAGACTACTTCAAAGGCGGCGCTATCGAGGTTGAGCGTACTTCTGTTGGCCAATTCACCGGCATGACGGACACGGTCGGAAAGAGAATCTTTGAGGGCGACATCGTTTCTTTTAAGCGAGTAAACGCCCTCGGATACACCACCAGCCGCATTGGCGAGGTGAAGTACTTCGATGAACTCCCGGTTTTCTACATCATGGCCACCACCGGCGATGCCTGGGACTGGTGCGAGTGCCAGGATATCTGCGTCATTGGTAATGCCTACGATAGCCCAGAACTGCTGGAGAGCTGAAAGGAGCCGTTATGAACAAGATTACTTATGATGAGCGAAAGGCCGTCTATGAGCAGGCCTTGGCGGCCTATGGTGAACGGGCGCAGGTGCTGATGGTCATTGAGGAGATGTCCGAACTGACCAAAGAGATCTGCAAACACTTCCGCGGCCGGCCGAATATTGAAGAGCTTGCTGATGAGGTTGCTGACGTCACTATTATGCTGGAGCAGCTGCGTCTGATCTACGGGCTGAACGCTAAGGTCTGTGAGCATATGGACATGAAGGTGCTTCGTCTGAAGAAACGGTTAGGTATGGAGCCGGCGGCCTCAGAAGTCCCTGAAGAGGATGAAGAACTCATGCTGTCCCCCAAGGGTATCGCTACACTCGCCCTCCTGCAGGTAAATCTGGTCAATGATGGAGAGGATCCTCGTATCGATGGCTTCTGGACGCTTTTTGAAACCATGATGAGGAAGAGCGGATATGTTTCTGACGAGGAGGATCCAACATGATTTTTCTGTCTGTGAACTGTAACGCCAACGATCATTTGAGTATGGCCCATGCGGCCGCCTGCAAAGAGCGGGATGAGCTGAAGAAGCAGCTGCGTTCTACCCGGGAAGCTCTGGAAGCGGCACGCCGAGAGCTGGAATCCGATAAAGGCAGCATGATGGCCATGCAGACCTGCATTGAGGATCTGCAGGAAGAGCTGGTGAAGGTAAAGGCAGACGCAGCAGCCGGCCGTGTTTGCCATACGTGCGAGGAGTTCCAGAAAACCTGCTTTCCGTTGCATCCAGACGTTGGGTGCCGGAACTGGCGCTGGCGTGGGAAAGGAGGCCATTCCTGTGAATCCCATTGACGGCGATAAGCTGTTTGTTTTCTTAAAAGAGCAGAAAGTAAAGGAAACCGGCGCTTTTTCCAAAGGTCTGAATAAGGGGCTGCGAATTGCCATGTCGGCCGTTAATAACAAGGAGATCACATTGCCCTGGGAAGTCGAGCGAGT